TCATTAGTGATTTGTCTTTTGCCATTGTAAATCCTTTTTGAAATAAATAATAGTTTAATAACGGCGAATAGATGTCCAGCCATTCTGTTTCAAGCTCGCCTCAGTCCGGGAGATATTCCACTGCAATGCTATTGCCTGATCTGCTGCCGATTTTCCTATGGGTTTCAAAAGACCCCAGAGTCATTCTATGATGACCTCGCTCGGTAATAAGGTTTCCGTCAGGTTAGCCGTCTTGTTTGCCGATGGTTTCGACAGGGCTACTGGCCGTTATTAAAACATTATTAACTTTTAAATAAAGCCCCCGCCGCCGAGCGACGAGGGTAAGACTGGTTTTTAGTTGTTAATAGCAAAACTTTCGATGTCTTCCACGAGTTTCATGCCGTCCTGCCAGCCTGTTTGGGCGGTGCGGCTCGTTTGATGGTACACATAGGACACAGTGCCCTCTGCAATACTGATGCTGTCTAGATCGACGTTGATATTATCCATTTGTTCGATTATGTCTCTAATTTCCTTGTTTGACATAATACCAGTCCCTTCAAATAAATAACAATTAACAATACCCTTACAATATAACATCTATTTTTAATATGTCAAGCATAAATAATATTATTTAGTGATAATAAACAATAAACCGCCCTAAGCATGCCGAAAAGGACGGTTTATCACAAAGATTTATTTCCTCCCTGAAGTGCTAAAGAACTTACGCAAAGCCGCATCTGTCTTATTCCCCGCCCGATCCTGCGTAAAGCTGCCAATATCACGGGACTTGCTAACGTCCCCGCCGTTCTCCGACTTCCAGAAGAAGGCGACCCGGCGCTCGGTGTTGGTCTGATACTCGCACCCGGCAAGCACCGTGCAAATTATGCACATTGCAAATAACTTTCTCATTTCGTACCCTTTCTACTAAATAACTGCTTTTCGATAATCTTGACCATTGCACGCGCAAAAGCCAACTGTTCGCAGGTTTGAGGCGTAATATCTTCATCAACGTCGATCTTCGCCTCAACCGCTCTGAGATTCCAATAAGCCAGATTTTCCATGATAAATACCTTTCTGCCAGTGTTTCGGGTGATAAGATAGGCGACTTAATCAGGAAATTATAAAAATAAAATAAATAGTGCTTGCATTTTGTGGAATCTGTGGTATAGTATAAATAATAGATCGCCCTTGTAAGCTCAACGCAATATTACATTCATAACGATTCACAGCGAAATGCTTACAAGGGCTATCGCAAGTGGATCGTTTTTTTATGTCTACTTCTAAAAAGTTAATAATTATCCATCAGGCGGCGTGTGTGAAACGCAGGTTTAGGTTCCGGCAGGTGCGAAACATCCAGTGGCCATTTATATGAACCGGTAGTTACGGGTGAAAGACGGTTGATCAAAGAACTTTCGGTGTCGCTCATCGATATGTCCTGTCAGTAGGTTAGAATCCTACCCTGGTGATAATTATTAACTTTAGACAACTGATTAAGAGTGGCATTCGCCCCATGAAGGCCCACAGGCAGGCGAGGATAGCCCGTAAGAGCTTGAAAGCAATCTTATGTAGTAATAAGCCCAGAAGGGTTGACGTCGCCGCACTGCTACTTCTGGCCGTCGCTTAGTACCAAGGGCATCATGGCGAGCTTGGTACGGGGTTAGAAACTTCAAACTCATTCCAGAAGCAAGTTTTTAACAATGCCCTCTTTTTTATAGGGGGCGTATTGCTTAAATCTAAATCCGAACCAAGAGTACAAACAACAACCTTAAAACAGAAAGAGAGTAAGAACATGAGTGACTTTACATTTGGTTTTATATTTTCAATCGTCATACTATTGCTTTTTTGTGCGCCTTTTGCCTTAGAAGAAATCAGAGTCCAGCGACGGATAGAAAGGAATAAGAAAAAAAGGCGTGTGTACCAACATGCCGAAAGATGTGGTATGTGTAATGGTTCTGGCGAAGGATTAGGGAAAAACAGCGAATTTGATTGCGTGGCTTGCGACGGCACTGGATTGTACATATATCACTCTAAATATGACGAAAACGAAATAGACTATCATCGCAGTAAAACACGAACAGAACGGCATGAGTGGACGAAGCTAGCCTATCCAACCTATTAACCCCACCCCCACAACAATTATAAAAATATCAGAGTTAGTGTAGAGCTGTTGGCTTCGTGTCAGCAGCTTTTTTATGCGCAAATATAAATAAATGTGGTAAATTTGCATCATTTCGCAAAATAAGTGTTGACTTTATGCAACCATGTGGTAAAATATAAACATGGACTATCGAATAGTCAGCTTGATGAACCATATTACACTCGTAAGGGGCGATCTAAGTCGCTTTGTCAATACCGAAACAGACGAACAGCAGGTAATCATAGGCGATATGGAAAAGCTGGTCGATAAACTTGAAATCAAACAAGAGACGCTAAAGGGGTTAATCAATGGCTAAACGTAACACACCCAAGCAAGACGGACGTAGAGCAAACAGGAATACTGGCGGATGCTCTAAAGGCGGGCCAGGCCACGGGCAAGGAGGTGGCAGGGGCAAAGGAACGGGGAGGAAAAAATAATGGCTAAGAAAACCACAAAGAAGAGAGCCAAAAGGAACCCGGTTGGACGTCCACAAACTGTATTCACTGCCGCACAAATTGTTAAAATGTCTAAATTAGCCTTGAACGGATGCCAAAACGGTACTATAGCATCAATAATGGATATTCCGAAGAATACACTCTTGGATAATTGTCGCCTGTTATTGTCAAAGAAAAGAGCAGAGCGCAAAAATAAGCTCCGAACGCTCCAAATGACAGCCGCAAGAAAAGGGAATCCTGCCTTATTGATATTCTTGGGGAAAAATGAACTTGAACAAGCTGACAAGAATGAAACTTTGCTAACAGGCGAAATAAAGCTATTACCCCCACTAATCCAGAGGCCAAAAAAATGAATAACGATGTTAGAATGTCGGAAGGAAAAGGAAAGGTACTGGCTGATTATTTGATCTCTGGTATAAACCCTACTGACGGGCAAGAAAGTGGGATAATCTACTGTTCGATCCCCGGCTTGGGTCGATTTAGGTGCGATAATGGGTGGCTTGCCCCGGTGTATCTGCATTATTTAATCAAAAACAAGGGTGCGTCAGGTATAAACTCGCAGGAAACGACAAAAAAGGCTATTAGATAAATGAGCACTGACATACAATTAAGCCCTGAATTAACACTGCGGCAAGATAAAGCCTGGTCCGCTCTTGACGATCCGGCAGTGCGCCGTGTGCTGTATGGTGGAGCTAAAGGCGGCGGAAAGTCATTCTTCCTTTGTGTGTGGTTGTTTACGTTCTGTTGGAGTATCGCGGCTAGAGCAGGCTTGCAACCTTCAACCAATCCCCCTCATGTCGCGTGGTTTGGCCGTAAGCAAGCTACTGATCTAACAGCGACCACCTTGCAAACATGGCGCGAAGTCATCCCTGAGGAGTATTACGAGCTTAAAGGCGGCACTGAGAAGGATCCAAAGCATATACTTATAGCCGGTCGCATAGCCATTGACTACGGCGGACTTGATAAACAGGCTAATATTAACAAGTTTAACAGTGCCGAATATATTGCATTTGCGGTCGATCAAGCCGAGGAAGTGACCAAAGACGAAATATCAGTACTTCGCGGGTCTTTGCGGATGGTACTCAAAGACCAGAACGGTCAACCATTAGATATACCCTTTAAAGAGTTGTACACCGCAAACCCCCGCCAGTGTTGGTTAAAGCCCGATTTCATTACTAATTGCCCGGAGAATGCCAGGTTTGTTTCAGCGTTACCGAGCGACAACCCCCACCTGCCAGACAGCTACATACAGACGCTTAAAGACGCTTTCGGGCATAGAAAAGAGTTACTTGCGGCTTATATGCTTGGTGATTGGTCGTCGGTCGAGGGTGCTACTCAAGTAATATTGGGTAAATGGCTTGAAGATGCCAGGAGACGAACACCGATTTCGGAGAAGCTAAAGCATTACCTGGTTGTCGATACTGCGAGATTCGGGGACGATAAGACGGTTATAGGCAGGTTTGTTAATACTGACTGTGTTGAGAAGTTAGAGTTTGGCAAGACTAAAACAACGGAAATAAGCTCAAGACTGGCGATTGAGTCAAATAAGCATGGCAAAATACCGATTGTTGTCGAGGCTACTGGCGGTGACATAGGGGGTGCGGTAGTTGATGAACTGGAAGCCCTTGGGCATGATGCAATGGTTTACTGTCCGCAAGGAGCAAGTACGGAGATAGACCCCAATACTCGAAAGCCTAAGTTCTACAATCTAAGGGCTGAGGCATGGTGGAAGGCTGCTACGATGTTAGCTGATGGGTTTGTCGAGTGGAACGGCATTAAGTACGTTGTATCGTGTGCGAGCTTAGATCCGGCGATCATGGATCAACTCATGTGGCCGACTTATGACTTCGGGAATGGAAAGTTAATCATTGAACCAAAATCAAGCATTAAGATACGGCATGGAAAGTCCCCCGACCATGGCGATATGTTTGTTATTGGATTGTGGGCGTTTGACAAGGTGGATGCAGTACATGCTATCGACACCCTGGGCGGTGATGATGATGAATATTATGAAGAAAATCCGATGGGCTTGAGTAACTTATAAAGGGAAAATAACATGGGTAATTCACTATTTGGCGGCAAACCGAAGAAGCCTAAACAAGAAGTCGCACAGCCTGTCGAGAAGGTGCAGCAGAGTAATATCGCTGATGAGACTACCCGGAAGGATTTGGCAAAGCGGAGACGAGCTACGATATTGAACCAAGTGAGCGGCGAAGCTAATATTTCACGTAAAAAGTTGGGAGCTGGTTAAATGAAAGAATTATTACTAATGAACAATGATGGCTCTTGTCAATGGGTGTACGTTGGCCACTCTGGTAAGTTTTACGACAAAGACGTTTATGATATGTTCGGGGAAGAAATAGAAGTAAAGTTGCCGGTCCCAGTGAAAAGGTAAATAACAATGACCATAACACCTAAAAACATAATCGACGAGCAAGAGCGGATGGACACGGAGTTCAAGGACTGCGAGAAGCTAAAAGAGCTTGCGATTCAGTTGACATACCCTAGCCGCGAACCTGCGATGGACTGGTATAATACATTCGACGACAAGAAGCAAATAAAGAAATCTCGCGTCATTTATGATCCCACGGCCATAGGCGCAAGGGAGATATGGAGCAACGGCATACTCGGTAATTACATGCCAAAGTCAACAAACTGGTGGGTCCAACAGATGTCCGACATGAGGCTGATGGACAGTAAACGAGTCCGTCAATGGTTGCAGGACACTGACGAACACTTAAGAGCAGTTCTTACCCAGAGCGGGCCTGATGAAGCAAATTACTACAATCAGAAGCTTGTAAGCATAAATGATGCAGGCGTTATTGGTGATTCGTTTATGTATATCGAGCATGACCAGGAGACCGGCAAGCAGATGTTTATGTGCCCGCACCCGCGAGAGTTCAGGATAAGAAGGGACTTTTGGGGTAGGGTGGTTGCTATTCATCACAGGTTTAATAAGACTATCGGCCAGATCAAGGATGAGTTTGGCGATGGAAGTTTAAGCGAAAGCCAGAAACTTGCGATGGTTAATAGCCCAAACCAGAAAGCTCAGATAATCCATGCCATATACAAGAACAAGGATTATGAACCTGGCAAGACTGGTGTTGTCAATATGAAGTGGCAGCATAAATATTTGAATGTCGAGTTTAAGAAGATAATCAAGGATGACGGGTCAGAGACACTAAATCCGATACCTTGGAGCCTTAACCGACCGAGTACCGAATCGTATGGCAGGGGTATTGTTAGTCAGATGTTTGTTGAGATACTTACCGCCAACTTTATGGGCAGGGATATTCTAATAGCATCGCAGCAGGCAGCAAGACCATCAATGCTGATACCTTCGACGCTGAAACATAAATTAAGAACTGGAGCAGGCGGCAAGACCTTTGTTGGCAATAAGGAAATGCAGGGCTTGAAGATGGGTGATCTTGTATCACGATTGATTGACTCAAGCGGTTATCCATTTGGCGAGAACAATCACGAAAAATGGCAGGCGTTGGTGGATAGCCGATTCGGAAAGGGTTTATTCCTCTCCCTTAATAGCGCAGACCCGTCTTCTTACAAGAATATCGACATGGTTAGAGGTATGCAGGCAGAGCGTGCGGTTTTAATGGCTCCGTTCCTGGGTACTCTTGGCGGGATTACTGATCGGGAGTTTGACAGGATATACGAGATCGAACTAAACTCAGGCCGTGCCCCGGAAGTTCCTGACGAGGTTTTACAGTCGCAGAACGGCAGGATCGATATACAGTACATTGGGCCTCTCGCTCAGATATTGAAACAATACTATGAGACGGGCAACCTGCTTCAGACCGTGGCAAATATGAGTGCGGTAATGAGTGTTGCACCAGATTCGGATGTTGTTGTCGATGGCGATGAGCTTATGCGGAAGATATTAGAATCAGGCAACACACCGGAAGAAATAGTATTGAGCCGGGAAGATGTTGCGGAGATCAAAGCTATTGCAGCTCAGCAACAAGAACAGGCTCTACAGGCTCAACAAGCAGAGCAGGCCGCGGGAATGGTCCCGAATTTGTCTAAAAAGGTCGAAGAAGATAGCGTATTAAGCCAGATAGCAGCGGCATAAATAATAATTTAATTCAGAAAGGTTAGAAAGATGGCGTACAAAACAAATGAAGTCATTAAATCAGAACTCGAAGCATTGAACATTGCTTACGATGATGATATGACAAACGCAGAGCTTCAGGCATTGCTTGACGAGGCTACGGACGCACCGGACGAGCAGCCGGAAACTGCGACAAAGAAAGAACCGGCGGCGCAGGCTAAAGAAGTTAATCTGGGCGTTGCTACGATTCAGGACCACGAAAAGCGTATCTTTGCATTGGAGCAGAAGAATGAATAATGAATTAAGGAAAACGAATTTCATGTTATGGTTCGTAAAGCATCTTCCGCGGCGATTGGTTTATTGGTGCGGCGTGGTGTTGTTTGCCAACGGAACTACTGGCAATTATGGAGACACAAATGCTAGCGAGTTGACAGTATTTGATGCTCTGGAAAGATGGGAAAAGTAGCATAATGCTTAATGGACTAGATCCAATTGAAGATGTAGAAGCAACCGACCAAGAACGGCAGAGGATGTATCTTGCCGTATTCAGTGGCGAATATGGTAAGGCTGTTCTGGAAGATATACTGTCCGACCTGTATTTCATGCGTGAATGCGAAACACCTGAAGAGCAGGCTTTGAACAATTACGCAAAGCAGTTATTGAATACTATTCATGGGCCTATCGTAAGACCAGGCAAATTGAAAACTATAATCAGAAGACTTTTATTAAAGGGCAAAAAAGATGAGTGATTTATTTACAGATGGCGCGATTAACCTTGATACCGTACAAGAGCATCTCGGAGATGACTACTTCAATGACCCGGAAACGAAACAGCAGCCGACAAAGATGTTCGAGAACGTGAACGACCAAGCAACACTGGTAAAGAATTACGCCAGTGCGCAGCGGACGATCAGCAAGGGCGATGCCGACTTCGCGGAACGGACCAAAGGAATGGTTAATATCCCGGGTGAAAATGCCAGCGAAGACGATATTAAGGCGTACCGCAAGGCGACTGGTGTTCCTGAGTCCGTGGACGGCTATGCGATGGATATTCCTGACGGTGACGACAAGGAAAGTTTCACCGGTGTTGCTGCGGCGGTAAAAGAAGCAGCTTTGGCCGCTGGTGTATCGGCTGACAAGGTGTCTAAGGTATGGGGTGCGGTAGTTGAAACCCTGCAAGGTCAGTTCAAAGGCATAGAAGACAAAGGACAGGCTCTTATTGATTCCGAGATTGCCGGGATGAAGGAACTGCACAAAGAGAAATACGAAACCTTTATCAAGGGCACCGACGAAGCACTGGCAAAGTTCAAGGGTGGAGCGGAAGTTAAGACCCTTCTCGATAATTACGGGATCGGCAATAGCCCAGCGGTAAGAAATTTGTTAGCAGAGATCGCTCCGTTGGTAAACGAGGGTAAAACTGTTTTCGGCGAAACGAAAGATACAAAAGAATCAGGCGGCTTTCCAACTTATGAGTATGATGAGAATGGAAGAGCCGTAGGCTGAACCCGTAAGGGCAACTCAGTCATTTAAATAGTTGTTCAGACAACCTCGAAAGAGATCTGATGCTTAGTCTGCAAAGAGCAGACCGGCCTAAACCGCCGCTAAGTGTCAGGGAAGCCGTGTCATGCGGATAACTCCCGAAAAATAAAACGTAAATTATTTATTTTAAGGAGTTATTAACATGACAACAAAATACCCCAACTCAAAGTACACACTTTTTGATCGGGCCAAAGAAACCTCGGACGGTAAGACCGTTCTGCCCATCATCAGTGTAATGAATGAAGACATTGACGATTTCTACATGGACGTTCCTTTTGTCGAGGCCAACATGGGTCTCAAGCATAAGATCATCCGTGATACCGGAATGGTCGCAAGCACAAAAAGAACCTTTTATAAAGGCGTAACCTCTTCGAAGCGCAACAAACAGGTCGTGTTTGAAGACGTTATGCTTCAGGAACGTCGCAGGGAGATCGACGAGGACGAGATCGACACTCTGGCAAATCCTACAACAAAGTTGCGTCAGGAAGATGAAGGACACGCACGCAAACTCGGCGAAGATGTGGTCAATGCTTTCATCAACGGCGACCAGGACGATGGTAGCGAGAATATGAACGGTCTGCTTCAAAGGCTTAGTGCTCTCAATCCTTCTGGCCTGAACAACGTACAGTCCAACGGCTATACGGCAGGAGTCGGAACAAGTGTTCTGGTCGTTGAGTGGAATACTGACGAAACCGGCGGAGCGTATGGTATTTATCCGCAAGCTGACTTTGGCAAGAATGCACCGTTCGGTGTGTCGATCCGCGATAAGGGTAAAGAAGTTGTAGGTGAAGATGATAACGTTACGGCTAAATTCTACGCTTATGTCTCTCAACTCAAAGCATGGGCTGGACTTGCAGTCGGCAATAACCGTAAGATCGCTCGTCTTTGCAATATCAACCCGACAATCGGCGGTTCAAAGTCGTTTGAAGACGGTGGTACTGCAAATCTTATCAAGCTGCTCAACAATGGTAAGTTTAAACGTAACAGGACGCGAATTTACGTCAATCCTACCATCAAAACCCAAATGGAGATATATGGCTTGGATAAATCTAATGTTCTGTGGTCTCCGATAGAAGTATTCGGAAGGGAAGTAATAGCTTTCCAGAGCCAGATACCTATTCGCATCATTGACGATACAATCTTGACTGACAGCCAAGACGTCGTTTCGTAATTAAAACATAAATAAGTTTATTTAAGGAGTTTAAAAATGCACGATTTTCAATTTAGTGATGCTCAAGCACTTGGGGGTTTAACTGGCACAGGTGTTGTGAGTGACAATGTATTCGATATGGAGCTGTCCAAAAGTGGCGGCGATACCATATTGACAAACGATCAGCTTGTTGGCTGTCTTAATATAAACCTTTCGTCAAATGACGATCAGGTAGGCGGAGCGTCAGGTCTGTGGGTTTACTTGAGGTCTTGTGATAATGACGATATGACAACTACTCCAGTTGAACTTGGAAGGGCATTTATCTCAGAAGCAGAGTTAAAATCCGGTTGCGTAAAGAACATTGAAGTTACTAAGAGCCTGACGCAGAAGTTTGTTGGTCTGTTTTATGATCCTGAAAGTGAAACAATCACAACCGGCAACACGGTTGACGCACACTTTAGCATCGCACCCTTGACAGAAAACGATTCGATTCAGAAGGTTCCTTCGAGGTAAGTTTTCTTTTTGCCCCTGTGGTGGGCGAATCGGTCGCTCACCACTTTCATAAAATTTAAGTAAGGATATACATAATGAAAAAGTATATAGTTTTTCTAATCCTGATAATGCTGACAGCGAGTGTCTTTGGTGCGTCTGCATTTGATATTAAGTGGTGGAGTCAGGAAACTTACTCCAACCTGCCCGGAAACACGCTTAAAGCGTGGGCTGAAGACATGGAAGGCGGCTCTATCGGCACTGGTAGCAAATTCTATGTTGACAGCGGCGTAGCGACTGGCGGTGATAGTTCTGGTTCAAGCTGGACTAACGCCGCTGCAACGATAGATGCTGGTGTTGGTCTTTGTACCGCAAGCAGGGGCGATGTTGTCTATGTCGCTCCAGGACACGCAGAGACCGTTGCAAGTGCTACAGGTCTCGTTTGTGATGTTGCGGGGGTTTCCATCATAGGCATTGGTTACGGAAGCCAAATTCCAACCATTACACTTGGAACTGCTACGTCTGCCAAGATTTCCGTAACGGCAGCAAATGTTCGCTTAAGCAACTTGAAGATAGTTTCTGTACTGGCAGACGTAGCCGAAGGCATCGACCCGACTGCTGACGCTGACGGTCTTGTGGTTGATAACTGTATTTTCACGGATGGTTCTGCGAGTTTGGAACTTGTGATCGCTATCAATGTCACGGCTGACTGCGATAATATCCGGCTTATTAACAACAGGTTCAATTCTACAGCTGCGAGCGATACTACTAATGCCATTGTTCTTGCTGGTGGATCAGATAATTCTGTAATATCTGGTAATACGATCTACGGCACTTACACCGCTGGAGGCGTTCTCGCTTCTGCTGCGGCGTCTATAAATCTAACCGTTACAGATAATATTATCGGTGCTATCGATGCTATTGGGTGGGACAATCACGCCTCTACTACAGGGTTGTTTGCTAGAAACTTGATAGGAGCAAACACAACTTCTATTGCGGCGGC